CCTTTTTTTATGCAATAACAAATAATAAGGGCGACAATGGAAACAAATAATAATGGGTTTATAAAATATCATATGCCTTGTCCACTATGTTCAAGTAGTGATGCAGTTTCAATAAACAAGGATGGGTCAGCATATTGTTTTTCTTGTCAAGAATATATAAAGGAATACAATATGGAAACACAAGAAATACAATCAACAAAATCAACAAATGAATATGAGGTAAAGGATTATCTCAAACAATCTAACTATGCAGAAATCATAGATAGAAATATAAAAGAACATACTTGTAAAAGGTATGGTGTTACAGTTAAGATGGATAGTATTGGTAATATAACAAATCATTATTATCCTTATCATGATAAACAGGGTGCAAAGATTGCAACAAAAACTAGATATACAAAGTTAAAAGAATTTAGTTTACAAGGTAATACTAAAGTATCAGGTTTGTTTGGTGAACATCTATTCTCTAAAAATAAATATGTAATTATAACTGAGGGAGAGTTAGATTGTCTATCAGCTTATCAAATGTTTAAGACAGATAGATATGAAACTCCAGTAGTTAGTATTAAAAATGGTATTACTTCAGCAGTAAAAGATATTAAAGGAAGTTTAGATTGGTTAGAACAATTTGATAATGTCATAATAAATTTTGACAATGATGACCAAGGTCGTGAGGGTGCTTTAAAAGTAGCCGAATTATTTTCTCCTGGAAAGTGTAAGATAATTCATTTACCTGAGGGATATAAAGATGCATCAGATTGTTTACAGAAAAACAAAATACAAATATATACTAAGGCATTTTGGGATGCAAAACTATATGCTCCTGATGGTATTATAAATGCTAATATATTATTTGATGATATAACTAAACCAACTTTAAAATCATTTGTTCAATATCCTTTTGAGGGTATGAATAAAATTACTTATGGTATTAGACCAGCAGAGTTAATTACATTTACAGCAGGTAGTGGCTTAGGTAAAACTCAAGTGATGAGAGAAGTAGTACATCATATGATTAAATCAACAGAAGATAATATTGGTTTGTTAATGTTAGAAGAAACACCAGTAATAACTTCTAAGGGTTTGATGAGTATTGAAGCAAATCAAAGATTACATTTACCTGATGTTCATGTAAGTAAAGAAGAGATGAAGACTTACTTTGATGCAACAGTAGGTACAGGCAGAGTATTTATGTTTGACCATTTTGGCTCAAACTCTATTGATAATATTGTATCAAGAGTTAGATACTTAGCTAAGGGATTAGATTGTAAGTATATTATAATTGACCACGTTAGTATTATAGTATCAGACCAAAGTCATGGAGATGAACGAAGAGCATTAGATGAGATTATGACTAGACTTAGAACACTTGTACAAGAGACAGGCGTTGCTATGATAGTTGTATCACACCTAAGAAGACCTGAGGGAAAAGGACACGAAGAGGGTGCTGCGACATCTCTATCACAATTAAGAGGCTCAGCAAGTATAGGACAATTATCTGATATGGTAATTGGTTTAGAGAGAGATGCTCAGAATGATGACCCTGATATTAGAAATACAACAAGAGTAAGAGTATTGAAGAATAGATTTGCAGGATTAACTGGTCCATGTTGTGACTTACGTTATGATGCTGATACAGGTAGGCTGAAAGAGGTTGAAGTAGATGAAATTTGATAAAGTAGTTTTTGATATAGAGACTACAATCAATGCAGATAAAATTTGGTGTATCATCTGTAAACATGATAAGACTTATTATCAATTTACAGATGGTAAAAACTTACATAGGTTTGAAGACTTTGCTAAACAGACTAAAGAATTTATTGGACATAATATAATAGGCTTTGATGTACCAGTAGTTAATAAATTATTTGGTAAAGATTTATTTGCTAATTGTAAGATTACAGATACATTAGTTTTATCAAGATTGTTAAACCCAGTAATAGATGGTGGACACTCTCTTAAAAATTGGGGTACTAAACTAGGTCAAGCTAAGATAGAGTTTGAACAGTTTGATTATCTATCAGATGATATGTTAAAGTATTGTAGAAATGATGTTGAATTAACTGAAAGACTTTATAAATTCTTAATAAGAAAAGTTGTAGATTTTGGAGAGTCAGTACAATTAGAACATGATGTTGCTAAAATAATACAGGCTCAACACGATAAAGGATTTAAGTTAGATATAGTAAATGCTTATGGACTACAAGCTAAGTTCCAAGAAGATATGAATGACTTAACAACACAAGTTAGAAAAACTTTCCCACCATTAAAGATAGAAGAAGAGTTTATTCCCAAAGCAAATAATAAAGCAAGAGGTTACGTTAAAGGTGTACCTTTTACTAAAGTAAAATATAAAGAATTTAATTTAGGTTCAAGACAACAGATAGCAGAAAGATTAGTTATGCTTGGTTGGAAACCTAAAAAGAAAACAGACAAAGGACATATTATTGTAGATGAAAAAGTTTTATCTGAAATAAAAAATATTCCTGAGGCTAAATTAATTAACAGGTTTCTAATGCTTCAAAAAAGAATCGCCCAAGTTTCCTCCTGGATTGAAGCAGTTAGAGAAGACGGAAGAGTACATGGCAAAGTAATTACCAATGGTACAATTACAGGTAGGATGAGTCATCAATCGCCCAATATGGCTCAAGTACCTGCTGTGTACTCTCCTTATGGAAAAGAATGTAGGGGGTTATGGACAATAGATAAGGGCTATAAATTAGTAGGAGTAGATGCATCAGGCTTAGAGTTAAGGATGTTGGCTCACTACATGAACGATAAGGATTATATAAATGAAGTCATTAATGGAGATATACACACATCAAATCAAATTGCTGCTGGTTTGGAATCAAGAGATGAGGCTAAAACTTTCATCTATGCTTTCATATATGGGGCAGGGAATAGAAAAATCGGCTCTATCATTGGAGGCTCGGAAAGAGATGGAGAAAGAATTAAAGAAAAATTTCTTAGAGCAACACCAAGTCTTAGACGCTTACGAGAAAAAGTGGAAAGAGTGGCTCAACGTAGATGGGTCAGAGGAATTGACCAAAGAAAAATAATTATAAGACATCCTCACGCAGCTTTAAATACTTTATTGCAGGGTGCAGGTGCTTGTGTTATGAAAAAAGCGTTGACATTGCTAGAAGAATATGTTATAACTAAACGAATCAGAGCCTTCCCAGTTGTGAATGTGCATGATGAATTTCAATATGAAGTTCAAGCAGATAGAGCAGACGAGTTTGGAAGACTTGCAGTACAATCAATAAGAGATGCAGGAGATTTATTAAATGTTCGGTGTCCACTAAATGGAGAATATAAAATTGGAAACAACTGGTCAGAAACACACTAAGGATATTTCTACTTTAGCAACAGACATTAAACAGCTAATAGCAAATATCTCTAAAGGGAAGTCAGCTAAAATTTCAGATAGTCAGATGAATAAGTTTCTTGACAACATCAAAGAAGCGTTGTTAGCTTGGAATAACCCTGATAGAAAAAAACAAGGAATGTTAAGAATGTCAGTACTAGGTAAACCACCTAGACAGTTATGGTATGATAGGTTTAGTCCTAAAAAATACATGGCTGGAGATGATAGTCTTAATTTAAAATTTTTATATGGACATATACTAGAGCATTTAGTTTTATTCTTAGCTGAATTAGCAGGACATAAAATTGAAGACCAACAAAAGAAAGTTGAGATAGATGGTATTACTGGACATATAGATAGTAAAATAGATGGAGAAATATGTGATGTTAAGTCAGCATCATCATTTAGTTTTAAGAAATTTAAATCAGGTGAGTTATTAGGTGATGACCCATTTGGTTATCATGCACAGATAGCAGGATATGAACAAGCAGAAGGTACAAAGAAAGGTGCTTTCCTTGTTATAGATAAAGTGTCAGGTGATATATGTTTGTATCAACCTGATGATTTAGCTAAACCTAATGCTAGTCATTTGATTAAAACTTTAAGAGATACATTAGAAAAGAAAGAACCACCTGAAGAAAAATGTTATCCATTAAGTAACACTAAAGCAGGTAATAAAGAATTAGCAATTGGTTGTCAATTCTGTAATCATAAGTTTGAGTGTTATAAAGATAGTAATAAGGGTAAAGGTTTAAGAATATTTAAGTATGCTAATAAAAATGTATATTTAGCAGAAGTAAATAAACAACCTAATGTAGATGAGATAACATCTAAATTTAAAAACGAATTAAAAAACTATAATAAAAAATATGCCTGAAAAATCTTTTGAACCACTACCTGTTTATTGTACTATAAGACCTAGTTGGATTCATGGTTTAGGTTTGTTTGCTACAAGAGAAATTAAAAAAGATACTGAGTTAGGTATATCACATATAGAAGTTGAAGGTACTTTATATAGATTAGCTCTTGGTAGTTTCATTAATCATTCTAAAAAATCTAATTGTGTTAGAGTATTAAAAGGAAACAAATGGTACTTACAAACAACAGAAGATATTTTTGAGAATCAAGAACTGACACTTACATATATGTTATATGAACCAAAATGAAATGTTTTTATTGTGAATCAGAAGTAAGATGGAATAATGATTATGATACCGAAGACACTTACCCTGAATCAGAACATAAAATAGTTAGTATGTATCAATGTGATGAGTGTAATACTTGGTATGAAGTCTTTCATCAAAAAAAGGAAACCGAATGAATACAAAAAAAATGAGTAAGATAAGAAGAAAAGCAGAACAGTTTCTTGTTGTATGGTTAAAGGGATTGTTAAATAAAGAAGAACAAGCTAAGGTAAATGTAAAAAATATATTTACATTAATGCCTCCTCAGACTCATTACTGGCAAGGTACTACATTAAAGTTACAACCTTGGTCTTATAAATGGATAGTACAGAAGTTAAAGAAAAATCCGTTGTTGACATATGACCAATTGAATGATACACTTCAACCAACAGAAAAAGATTTAAGAAGACATAAGATGATTGAAGAAGGACCTATTAAAAATGACAAATAAAAATATGTTTAAAACTGTAGCTTATGATTCACTTGATAAACAAGTTGATGGTAGCCATTATAAGTCTTTTGCAATACAACCTGCAGAATTTATTAATGAAAATAAATTACAATTTGCAGAAGGTAATGCAATTAAATATATTTGTAGGCATCCTGCAAAAGGAAAAAGAAAAGATATTGAAAAGGCTATTCATTATCTTGAAATGATATTGGAGAGAGACTATGATTAATGAATCACAAATAACACAATTAGAAAAAAGAGCAAGAGGTTTTAGAAGAATTATATCTTCATTAAATGATTTACCTATGTATGGAATAAATCCTACAATAGATAAAATGTTATATGTAAAGATAGATGATTTGAAAGACCATTTAAAAAAGAAGATACAAAGAAACAATGAAAAATTAAATGAGATACATACTGAAAGTATTGATAGTTTAATTGATGATAGTGATGGATAATAATGGTAAATAAAATTTATGATATGGGTGGCAAACAAATTAATTCAACCCCACCCATTTACAATTTAAGAGTTTGTTTAGTAGGCTCAAATGATTTAGATATAAAAAATATAGAAACTTTTGGTGTTGCTGAAGATGGATTCTTTATGGTAAAAGTAAAAAGTAATCCTAAGTTTCCTATATTTATGACTAATCCCACTCGTATTCAAACATTAGAAGTTTATACGAACAATGAAAAACCAATGACTAAATTACAATCTGAAAAGGGTGATGATGATTTTTTAATGGATTTGTTGAGAAAGCAAAATGCAGATACCTCGAAAAATAAAAAAGACTAGCAAAAGAGTTAAGAAAAGGGAAGCAGATTTAGCTGTATTTAAATTGATTATAAATAATCAAGGACAATTTATTACAGAACATTCTTTATACCCAAAAGATAAAGTTCATTTACATTTTAAGAAACAAAATTCAGGAATTGTGAGTGCTATGTTGAGAGAAGCTAAAGTTAAATTTGAAGATATGCATATTCTTTTAGAAAAGATTGCAAGATATTTAGCCTAGGATTCTGTTATTTCAGTA